AGCAAACCTGCGCTTACCGATATACCCCACAGAGTGATACTCAACGCTCACGCCTATGAGGCAAATACCAATGGATCTGATGTTGCGCTCCCACTCGGCTTGTATGCCGATAGCTTAATTAAGGTCCGAAACGATCTTGGCTTTACTGATCAGGATGAGTCTAGTTTCGCTTTCTTGGTGTCCCAATGGTCCTGGGGAGGTACTTTTACCTGGACCACATCCCAAACTGCTGGAACTGTCCTCATTTCTACGGTTGTTAAGCCTGCCATGGCGGACCATCCCGTTACCGACACTTATAATCTTGGCACTATGACTTACAACAATATGTCGCCTTTGAGTTTTGTGTCACGTCTGTTTTCTTTATGGCACGGTTCGATCATGATTAAATTCAGATTCAACAAAACCCAGTATCATTCTGGGAGATTACAGGTTGTTTTTGCACCTGGTGATGTTGCCCCCAGCGGGGCAAATTATGAGAGCTTGTTACGAGAAGTCATTGATATTCGTGAGGGTAATGAAGTGTGTTTCACGTTTCCCTATGCTCGAGCCATTCCTTGGCTTTCAGTACGAAATGGAGATGCATCTGGTATCTTTGAAATGACGGTTTTGAATCCTTTGGTGGCAGCCCCCACTGTTGATACAACTGTTGATATCGTTTGGGAGGTTGCTGGAGCTCCGGATATGGAGTTCGCGATCCCTGAGCAAACTAAGATGTATCCTTATTACCCTCAGATGGGTGTTGACGAAAAAGATGAGTGGTATCCTCAGATGGATGTTTCTAGCTCTGATGGCATGACGATTGCCTGTAATTCTGTAGGTGGTTCCTTTCCAGGTCCCATCGATGATCAGACTCAACGTACTATAGGCGAAGCCGCCACTTCTTTAACGCAATTGGCTAAGAGATATACCCAGATTAGTCTGGTTTCCTCTTTGGGTTCTGCGCCCTCAGTAAACCAGGGAGGAGTTTTACCCTTTTGGACTGGTGGTTTTATCACCACCTCCCCTTCTGATCCCTTTCAGAGTTCAGCCATGCTTGGTGATTATATTTCACTGTTCACTTACCTCTATGGTTTTTGGACTGGTGGAGTTCGATGGAAATTCACCACTGATCCTGTGGCCTCAACTACTGTTGCTGCCCTTCAGGTGCCTGCAGCCGTTAATTATCCCACTTACTCTGGTGCAGCTTTTACTCCGGGCTTTGCTGGGGTTATTCCTAACTTTACACAAGGATACCAAGGCCATAGTTCGGTTCAGGCCAATCTTTTTGGGGGGTTTTCCGTTAGTGTTCCAGCCTATATGAAGGGGCGAGCTCGTTGTGTCGACACTTCTTTCAACAGAAATGCCGATACTGCTCCAGCCATTTTTGAGTCTACAGTTGGACTTGAGTGGTATACTATGGGAGCAGGGTTGGAATCACACTCTATCGCTTATAGAGCTGCTGCCGAAGATTTCCAACTCGGCATGTTTGTGTGTGTCCCTCCCATACTCACCGGTACGTGAGTGATTTCCCACTTGGGGCTTAAACTTGAGTCCCCACAGACGAGTCTCAAACGAGATGATCGCGACAAGATCAAAGCCTGCCATAGGTGAAAATAATGGCATTTCCTACCTGAAATGGATGGAACTTCTCGGTGAAGTAAAATTGTCCCACGTGACAGCTGACACGCTAAATTCAGCCGCCACAGCCAACCAGGGTTTTTCAGTTGAGTGTTCACTACACTCCTTTTTACCTGTTATGGGCGCCGGCGTGAGATCCACTACTATGTGGAGGGAAGAAGACGGATTCTATCGCGCGCGGCGCTTTAGTTTCTATTGGATCGATTCCTTATGATGCATAGCACGGTCGAGGGGCGGGTATGGACACCCGGTTTAAAACCTCCTTTAGTTCGGC